TATACCCTAAAAGAAACTGATCCAGTGCTGTTTAATAGACTGTGTCGTGCTAGATTAGATGTGGATCATATGAATGGTGATCATGAAGATAACCGCCCAGAAAATTTGCAAACATTATGCAAATTCTGTCATTGGGATAAAACGATTATCAACGAAGACTATAAAAAAACAAATCAAATGAAGATATCCCGTCAAACGAAATTTTATAGAGCTGATAGTGTTTGCTGTAAGTAACAAAAAGCCCCTTCCGGGGCTTTTTTAACGTCTCTTGATCGATCGTCTTGCAGTTCGGGCTACAACACTTTTAGTTGCTCGCCATCCTTTCTTTCTAGCCATGATTATTTTCTCTTACGTAGTTGTCTACGAACTGCGGCTTTTAGGCTGCCATTTTTTGCACGATATGCCATGATGTTCTCCTTTTGCGTTAAACAACTGTACATTACTATTTATTGGTGGACAATGTCAACCATTGTCTAATTGACAATCCTATCAAACGATGTTATAATATATACATATTAAACAGCTAGGAGCACAAGTGCGTACACAACCAGAAGTGATCATTCAACGTCTAGAATCGGACAATTCACGATTGGCTAAAGAAGCTATTCTAGCTGAAGCCATGCAAGAAGGTCTAGACGAGTTTTTTGAAGGCCTCAGCATGGCGTTGGATAAGTTGTATACATTTGGTGTCAAGCAGGTGCCTGTCAAACAGGACAAGGTTGATGGACAGGGTCTTTCGTGGTCAAACTTCAAACAGTTGGCAGAAAGCCTGCATCGTAGAGAACTCACAGGTCATGCTGCTCGTGACGCCATAGAATTGGCCATGGGAATTGCCACTCGCGATCAATGGAATTTTTTCTACCGCAGAATTTTAATCAAGGACATGCGAGCAGGTTTTGGCGAAAAGTCTGTGAACTCTGTGGCCAAGAAGGCTAAAAAGCCAGAGTATGCCGTGCCTGTGTTTGAATGCATGCTGGCGCATGATGGTGCCAATCACGAAACCAAGATCCAAGGTAAGAAACTGGTTGAGCCCAAATTGGATGGTGTTAGAGTGATTACTGTGGTAGACTATGAAAGCCGCACAGTTGTTATGTATACTCGCAATGGCAAAGAACTCACAAACTTTCCACATATAGCAAAGGCCTTTGAAGATAACCTAGATAACTTTGCTCGCAGTTACATATTCGACGGTGAAGTAGTTTCTAAATCCTTCCAGGATCTAATGACTCAGGTACATCGTAAAAGTGATGTCAATGCCGTAGATGCTAGACTATGCCTGTTTGATCTAGTGCCACTCAGCGAATTCAAACTGGGCCGAAGCACTATGGGACAGAAGCGTCGTTCGGCATTCTTGCGTGAAAACTTCGCAAAGATCTTTGCAGACAGCGGTTGTATTGAGATCATTCCGCAGAAGGAATTTGATTTAGATGTGTTCACAGACGAAATCGCATTTCGAGACTACAACAAAAGCATGGTCACAGAGGGCTATGAGGGCATCATGATCAAAGATCCCAATGGCCTATGGGAAGGTAAAAGATCCGTGGCCTGGCTCAAACAAAAACCCTACATTGAAGTCAGCCTAGAAGTTGTTTCAATAGAAGAGGGCACAGGACGCAATACGGATAAACTAGGTGCATTGGTATGCAAAGGTGAGGATGATGGCAGGAATATTGTGGTCAACGTTGGGTCTGGGTTTAGCGATGAACAGCGCAGTGAATTTTGGGCTGCAAAAGATACACTCGTGGGTCAGATCGTGGAGGTCCGAGCGGATGCAGCGACTAGGAGCCAAGATAGTGCAGACACATGGTCGCTACGTTTCCCTAGATTCCTCCGATTCCGCGGCTTTACGAAAGGTGAAAAAATCTAAAATGAAAAGATCAGCGATCAAAGACGTTATGTATGGTGGTGTCATGGAAATCATGCGCAACAGTAACTATTACTATCACAGCTCAGTGAACCCTATGTACAGCCATTTCAAAGACGAAGGCAGTCAAGCCCTACAGGAGTTTTTCAATGTGATGGCGGGCAAAATGATGGAAGCTGAAGAGGAAGACCTAGATCAACGTGCTAAAAACCTAGTGCTCAAAGAACTCAAAAACAAGAACTGACATGAATCAAGATCGTTTATCAGCTTTAAAACAACAGGCAGGCATAGACCGTAATCCTGATCAAGAGGGTCTAGACATATTCGCTGAGTTGATCATACAGGAGTGTGCGGAACTCGCGGACTGTCCTAGTTCATTCAAACACACCACGGGCTACAAGATCCTTAGACACTTTGGTCTAGATCGTCAGCTGGCTGACTAGAGCCAAGAATCCACGGCCTGATGTGCTGACAGGGTAGTAGAGTTTTCCCAGATTTCTTCCACAGGTTGATTAAACAGCCACTCAGGCCCTAGGTTGCGAGCCACTAGCCAACTGTGTTCGGGACGCCAGGGTGCCGCACCCATGAGTTCTGATTCCAGCTGTCCCGGAGCCCAAGAACAGTAGCCATACATGATACGAAACTCCTGGGGTAGATCGCCATCAGCAAGATGATGGAACATGCGTATATTTGAAGTCATAGACCATTGATCATTGATCAATATCGTGACCCCTTCTATCTGCCACTCTGAGCTGTGCAGCATCCATATAGTTGAAGGGCTCACAGGGCCACCCCAATACAGGGGAAAATGTAGATCACAGTCCAGCTCTAGATCTACTTCCAGTTCAAGACTGGCCTGCGTGATCAGATCCTGTACTGTGTACTGTGAGCTGCGATTCACGCACAGTGCAAAGGTGCCCTGATCGTGACTGTGGGTCAGCATCAACACAGTGTTGCGAAAACGACTGTCTGGAATATTAGGGGGTGCTATCAGCAGATCAGTGGAGTGAGCTGTGATCATCGGGGGTCAGCTCCAGTCTGGTAAAGGGCCCCCATACTTCTTGCCCTTGATCTTCTTACCCCTGACCCTGACACGCTCTGAGCCCACCTTGTGACTCTTGCCCCCATCACGGCTGCGATAGCCCTGCGATTTACATGAGCTTAGTTGGCTGGCACCCAGGGCTGAATCAGGCTTGCCGCTTTGGCATAGGGCTCTTGAAGCAGGCTGTTCTGTGACTGCGTCGGAACCCTGGCTGACACCCCACATGAGTTCAT